CGTGTGGCTGCCTGTATCATTTGTTGCTGATATGGATTGGCATTTAAAAAACCACCTTGAGCAGTTTGACCAATGCCACCTAATGAGCTTTGGAACGCCTGCTGCGCTTGTTGCAGCACAGGGCTTTGCTGACGAGCAATAGCTTCCTGTTGTGCAATAGATTCAGTAGTAGCAGCAGATGGGCTTACATAGGTTTGACCAGGAAAGAACTCAGGCTGTTGTCCTGTAAGGAATAGGCTTTGCGCCCTTTCCAAACCTTGTGTAAGGTATGGCAGTAACGCTGGGTCAATGCTTGAGGTTTGTGTGGTTGATTGAACGGCCATAATATTTTCCTTTTATCCTACTATTACATATTTATAGGTCATGCCTGATACGGTATTAGCTGGATGGCTAATAGTGGCGCTCCCGTTGGTTACTGCTGATATATAAGGTTGTGTAAATAAATTGCTTGTATATCCGTTTGATGACAGATATGACAATGTTGCTATTACAGATGGTATTGCCGGTCTTGTTGGGCTTGTGCCTGCCGGTAAAGTTTCTAAAGAAATTCCTGTGTTATCTGTTTTCCACATAATTTCTACATAATCATTTTTTTCAAGTGCAATAAAAAAATTTAATGCAGTTATTAAATGACCATTGATAGATCCATGTTTATTTGGAACAGAATATCTACTGTTGCTATTTGGGATATTTGTTCCGTTTTTTCTAAACCAAACATCAATATCATGGATTGAGCTATCTGAGCTTACAAATTGTGCAGAAAACTGTAAATTGTATAAACCAGAGTAACTAACATTCAATCGTGAACTATTAGACAATGAAGCTCCAAGACTATAGTCTGTGGTGTTAAATGTCATTGCATAGGCTACTGTTGTACTTGCAGCAGTTTGATTTGTAGAATCTTGAACTGCCAAATAAGGGTAATATGATGCCGCAGATGTATCGTCTGTAGGCATCAACAAAATGACAGAATCTACGCCAATACGAGCATCCGTAATCGTAGTAGTTGCTGCACCACCTGTAGCTAATGTTACAGAGCCGGTATTGTTGGTTTTACCATCCATAATGCCATTTACGATTTCAGCGACTGCTCGCTGATCTCCACCAAACGGAGGTAATCGTCTAAACATTATCTAGTCCCTAAACCATTTAATTCAATATCTGCCCCAACAACTGAAGTCCAGCTACCTGTAGGTGTTAATTGTAGACGATGATAGCGCCCTACGCTACGGATACTTACTCTGTCTTCCGCATCGGCAGCCGTCTGCGATCCAAAGGTTATAGCTTCATTTAACAGTCTACGGGACTCAATTGCCACGCTTGCAGAGCCATTGTCTACTATTGGCTTTACCATTGTAATGGCTGATGTTGCACCTGGGACTTCAATATCTCCAGTTTCTAAATATGCTGTTGCATTAGCGCCTGTAAATGTAATAATCTTAGTGCCATTAACACCTGCTAATTGCAGTTTGCCACCTAACCATAAACGACTGTCAAATGAAGTCAAAATAGTGTCTAAATTGCCGTAAACATCTAAGCCCTCTAAGGTTACTGCTGGTGTAGATGTGCTTGCAATGCGATCAGCAGTTGTCGTGCCGCTAGTCCATCTTTTAGTTTTAAAATTGTAGATTAGTAAGCTATCTGCCGTAGCCGAGTTATTAGAGGCATAAGCCCAGATAATCAACTTCTTGGCTGGGTCTACAGCAGCAGACATAAGATACAAAGTAGCTTCGTCTACATTATCAAAAAAGAAACGATTTACCTTTTCATCTCCAATAGGCACTACATTTTGACCGTCACAAGCGTAGAATCCGTCATCACCTAAGAAAAAGCTAGTCCCACCATACTGAATAAGGGAGTTTTGCTCATAGCATCCTAAGTTGCGGCTAATATTGTCAAACTGGAACACTAACGGGCTTCCAACATACGACATACGGTGAATGGCTCTGTCCATAAAGACTAAGCCAAACTCGCCACCAGTTACGCCAACAACTGTGCCTCCATCGGGGATGTCTTGAAAGTCGGCTTGGGTTGTTGCGCTTGGAGTCCAACTTGATTCATCTCCTAAAGCAGACCATTGAACTCGATTAGGGTAATTTGTTTGTACATTGCCAGATACTACAAAATCACGCACTACAGTTACATATTTGGATGCTGGAGCATCGGCAGCAAGATCAGCAAATAATGATGAACTATTTACATTAAATCCTTGTAACTTATTTGTTCCGTTAGCAGCGATGACAACATTGCCAAACTGCGTAAATCTCCAGCGATCTTCTGCGGAAGTGGTGTAATTTCCAGATTTTGATACATTATCTAAAGATAAGTCACCACTATCTAATTTAAATAATTTCGTACTGCCGCCAGCAAACACTAAAGTAGCACCAATTGTTGTTTTGGCTGCAACTACATTGTTTAGGTTTTCTGAGGCTGCCGCAGAGTAATCTACTACTGTAGGCAGCGCTCCATACCCTACTAACTTTGCATAGACATTTTCTGCCCTCTGCAGGCCATTAGTTAATCCTGGCTGATCGGGAGTCCATTCCCCAAAGGTTATACGACTTAGCGCCATGTTTCGCTTCCAATATTGTTATCTGTCCAAGTGTCTGATGATGCTGTAACTGGTGTCCAGCTAGTTGAATCGCCTTGTACTTGATTCCATGTATCTGTGCTTGGTGTAACTCCTGTCCAAGACTCTGACCCAGTTGTTTCATCTGCCCAATTATCGCCCAATATGTTGCCATTGCACACTACCGCAGTCGTACCATTTATCGTACCGTTGGCAGAATAAACTGCCCTAGCCTGTGCGTCTACATAAGCCTCACAAACAATTGCCCCAACACCTGCGTACTCTACGCCACCAAGGGCAGATACAAGCGCTGTGCCGCTTATTTGTCCTTCGGAAGTACGGAGTCGTATGCCGCTAGAATCGACTTCTGCACTTGATGTAATTGAGCCGATACCAAGCTGTGTCCTAATGCCAGATGCGACTGCACTCGCTTCACCATTGATAGAGCCTGATCCCGACAGTATTGCGCTTGGGAGCGCCAAAACGCTTGCTGATCCATTTATATCTCCTTGACCTACCGCTATCCTAGTTGCATTAGCTAAAACGCTTGCAGAGCCTTCTATTGACCCTGTAGATGATTTTATAGTCGTTGCCGCAGCACTTACCTGTGCATCAGCGTTAATATCCGCTACGCCTGTAGCTATTCTTGTAGCAGCCGCTACTACTTGTGCTTCTGCATTTACCGCAGCAACGCTAGTCCGCAGACGAGTTCCGGCAGAACTTACATCTGCATTTGCAGCAATAGCAGCACTTGGAAACTTAACGCATAAAGTTGCCCAAATAGGGTCATCAAACGATATTTGTAATTGATCTAGGCTACCAAACGAATCTATATCGTCAATAGTCCAATCGCCACAAACCTCATCTACTTCCCAATTATGGTCAAACGAATACGGTATCTGCTCTAAGTTCCCGAACTGGTCTAACTGTTCGAGAGTCAGCGCCATTATGCCAATGTAACAGTTAAGCTACCAGCAGCAATCTTGAAAATATCGCCTGTATCAATAGTTTTAGATGTGCTTAATGGTGTGTGATACAGCATATTGCCTGTAGTTTGTGCATCCCAAATAGCAATCCAGCCTACTGTGCCATATCCTGCTGTGGCCTGTGGAAAGTTAATGTCAGCAGTCGTTGTTGATACACCGTTTGATGGTGCGCCAAAAGTAGCTGCTTGGCGAATGTATGAACCGCCACTAACTTCTGTACCTGTACCAGCATCGGTAGGGTCAGCAGTATGCAAGCTAACATATACGGCTGCTGGAGCAGTAAAGGTAGTAGCTCGTAATGTGCCGTTAATCAGCGCATTTTCAAGGTAGTTTGAGATTTCAGCCATGATAGTCCTATCGTGAGGTAAGTTTCATTTGTAAGGGAATACCCGAATACTCGCCACCTTGGTCTGCATCGGAAATGTTCTTAACTGCTCTGTCGTACAGGGTTGCCCATGTTCCAGACCTTGCATCGTTAATTAAGTAAGGCTCTGCCTCAAGCAATGCGCCATACAGAAGGGCATCAGGATAGTTAGCCAAAAACACATTGGAGGAGTTTGAGCTAGACAATACTGGGGGCTTTGCGTAGTACAGAATTTCTAATGTATAAGCTGCATCTGGCGCTGGGGCAAACTGAAACTCTGAGGCAAGTACGGTATAAAAAACAGGTAAGCCAGACTGATCTGCCCTAGCATCTCTTGTGAAGGCGCTAGGTGACAGATAAGTTACTGGCATCCGAGGGTTTCCCTGCGTAAACAGGTCACGAATCTCTAAAAAGTCAGTAGGCAAAGCTACTCGTGCATCTGCCGCAACCATAGGGGCTGTGGCCGACTTGAGCATTAAGCGAGTGCGTAGTTCTCTTGCCAGGCGAGTTTCTGCAAAACGAATAAAGTCAGGGATTACCGCAGACAGATCACTTCGCCCTAAATAACTAGCGACTGATGCCTGCAAATCCGTGTAATTTGTGTAAGCCATTTTTAGTCCTTAATGTCATCCCACCCATAGGTGTATGAACCGACATGGCCTATCTCCATAGATAAGTCATGGTCTACCCATGTGTCTATTCCTGCATCTTTTGCTTTTATGCAAAAGTAAATATCCTCGCCTAACAACTTGCCCTTCAATAACTGCTCAAAGTAGAAGTAAGGCTGTGGGATATTCTTGAGGCATGAAGTCTTAATCAGCATGACTCCGCACCCAATAGCATCTACCTTGCCTATTCCTTTTTCCTTATTGGAAAATACTTCTAACCAGTCTACGCTGCCATCTTCGTTGATCTGAATATTCCTAGCTGTAGGCTTAGGAGGCATCATTCTAGTAGTAGCGTTTACGCCTATTATATCTTTTTTATGTGCTAAAAGGCGCTCTAAAGTGGTCTTAGGAAAGCGCATATCTGCATCTATAAACAGGATGTAGTCGCACTTTTCCTCTACTGCTGTACGAACCAAGCTATTGCGCTGGTCAAATATCAGCGTAC